ACGAGCTCTGTTGGCTTTTCGGTTTTATGCTTGGTGATGGTTGGGTAAATTGCCGACCGCGCAGGGGCTATGTTTGTTTTTCGCCCGGAATTGATGAACGCCAAAATCAACGGGTATTAAGGGCCTTAAATTATTACGCTTCTTGTAATAAATGGTATCTGACAAAAAGTGGTTATTGGCGAACAGATAGCGTCAAAGCTGCAGAGTTTTTTACTGATTTAGGTTTTGTGGGAAAGGCCAAAACGAAACGTTTGCCGTTTTGGGTTTATTGCTTACCTCAGAATAAGCGAATTGGGGTACTTCGGGGTTTCTGCGACGCCGACGGTGGTTGGCAAAATCATTCAACTTGGCGTGTAGAGATATCAAATAAAGAATTATTGGAGGATTTAAGACATTTAGCTTGTCTGTGTGGGGTCAGAGTCGGGAGACTTTTGAAAAGGGACCGAACAATTCAAGCACCCAATTCTCCAAGACCGATTCGCTCGGTTTGTTATAGTTCAAGCTTTAACTTCGCCGCGATAGACCGCGAAGAAAGGGTCAATAAAAATTTAGACGGCGGGTTAAATGTTGGAAGAGATACTAAATTAGCCCCGGAATTAAGGTTCGAAAGGGTTATCGACGTTAGCCGGACGGGAATTGCCGAGCAAGTTTGGGATCTCACGGTCGACGGCGAGCCTTCTTTTTTCGCGAACGGACTCGCAGTGCATAACACTCGTTGGTCTGTTTTTGACTTGTACTCTTACATCCAAGACAACGACCCCTCGGTTGAGGTTATCGATGAAAAGTTTCACAAAATTATCCGGGACGGGAAAATACTTTGGCCGGAGAAGTATACTCAAGAGTCAATAGAGCAACTCCGCAAAGAGCACGGGAGCAATTTTTATTTACTTTACCTTAATTCAGCCGCAGACCCGGAGTTGGTCGATTTCGATTTGGAATTCGTGAGGGAATTTAAACTCATCGGGCAAGGAGAAAAGCGATCGATCTCATTCGACGAGGACGAAAGAGACGAATACCTGGCCAAGAAAGTGGAAAAGCGCACCGAAATCCCCCAGGCCCCGAAGGTTAAACGAGGGGAAAGGCTGGATGCGGCTTTTTTGAGGCGAATGAGTCAACGCGGGGAGAGATTCAGGGCGAGGTTTGGGTGATGGGGACGAGAGACACTTATTAAAAAGGAAGAATGGGGGGTATAATATGCTTTTACCAAAACAAGTAAAAATCGGACCGCATGTTTATAAGGTTGAGTTTCCGTTTAGTTTCACGCAGAATGGAAATCTTTGCGGCCAAGTTGATTCGACTTCCAACGAAATACGCCTGGCAAGATTTAATCAAGGGCAACCGTATTCTGTAACAAAGATTTGGGAGACGTTTTTTCATGAAATTGCCCACATAATTTTTAACGTAGCTGGGATCGAACACAAAGAAATCCAGTGTGATATTGTGGCACATACCACTTTGGCCATACTCATGGACAATAACTGGCTCATCCCGGAAATCCCCCAAGAAAAGGAGACAGCATGACAAAACAAGACGAAAACCCGAAACAAGATTACAAAGACGGGCAAAAAGCACTCATTGCATTTGAATCCGGTCATTACAAAACTGTAAACGGCCAATGGAAGGGCGATTCCGTCTGGACGCATTTCAAAAAACGCGATGGCGGTATGGTTCATATCAACAAGGAAAAAGTTGAATACATCGAGACATGGCCATTAGAGGATTGAGGATTAGTCTGCGTGAACGACGAGTAAGCTATCTTGAGGTCATTCATAAGCTAGATGCAAACTCTTTTTGATCCCTTTAAGAAAAGGAAACCTAAACCATGGAAATCCCTATCTTATCAACCATCTTTGGCGCCATCGAAACGGTCGCCGACAAGATCTGGCCCGATGCGAACGAGCGTGAAAAAAACGCCTCAAGCCTCAAACTCGCTCTCCTTGACCAAGCCCTAAAAGGCGAGCAGATGCTTTTCCAGGATGTTGACAGCGCCCGGAAAATGTACATGGAAGAGCTGCGCGAAAAAAACGTCTGGGCTTGGGTGAAAAGTGTTCGCGCCTTGGCTAGACCTTTTATAATGTACTCTTGCATCGCGCTTTATGTCTGGGTAAAAGTCGGCCCGATGTTCGAGCTTCCCTTGGTTGAGATGAACACGAACGATTACGCCCTTCTGTATGGGATTTTCGGTTTCCTCTTCGGGGCGCGCTCTCTTGAAAAAATAACCGGAAAGGCCTAAATGCCCGAGATTCTACTAAAAAACCTCGAAGTCTACGCCGCCGCAGATCCGGCCTCTGGCAAGCACGGCCGGTCGTCGTCAAAACGCCGCGCCCGGCAAGCCTATGTCGTTGCCGCCCGGGATTGGTTGGATCGCTGGTTCGAGCTCGACTCCTGGGCCGGCCACGAGACGGCTTCGGATCTCAAGAAACGCATCATCAACGTATACGCCAAATGGCGCCCGAGGATTCTAGGCATCGAAGCCAACGGGATGCAGGTTTTATTCGGCGCGCTTGTCCGGGACGAGATTCGGGAAGAGTTCGGGACCGCCCCGAGGATTATTCCCTTTTACCAACCGACAAATGTCGAAAAAACCTACCGGATCAGGACAGGCCTTGAGCCTGTGATTGCCCAGGGGAGGCTTTTTCTTAGGTCCAAAACCTCTGAACTGGCCGTCGAGATCCGAGGCTTTCCCACCGCTCAAACAAAAGATCTTGTCGATATGCTTGAAACTGTGATAAGAATGGCACCAAGGAGACCGGAAGGCGAACGGCGCTCACGCGAGGCTGAGGAATATGCGAGGTACTTACGCTCAACCAACTGCCCGCCGAGGTTGATCGCCGAAAAGCTCGAAAATTTTGAACGTTCTCAAGAGACTTAAACCCAAGGAGATTTAAAATGCCCGCGAAAAAGCAACAGAAACCGGCCAAACCCAAATCCAAGGTTAAAAAGATCGTCAAACTCAACCCAAACCACCCTACAGGAAGGGCCATTTTAAAGCGCAACAAAGCTCTCGACGACGTTCTCAAGGGAATGAATTAACTTTTCCTAGCCACGAAAGGAGTCCAGCGATGTCTCAAAATGTAGCCAAAGCCATGAAACGCGAAATCGACAATCAACACCAAGGCCGAAGCGGGTCTGAAACCATGAAAAAGCCTGGTCCTGTTGCAGGAGGGAACACCAACGGCAATCCCACGTCGGGTGGAGGGATTTTTCGACCCACCAAGGGCAAGAAATAGCCAACCCAAAGGGTCTTCCAACAAAGGGAGGCCCGATCTTTCTGGAGGTTTGAAATGGCCAACGATAACAGCGGACCGATTGTCAGGATTGACACCTTCGGGGCCGATGTGGTGATAGGAGCAGGTTATGCGAGGGTCTCGATGATCCTCGTAACCGCCTACAGCTCGGCAAAAAGCGTAGCGTTTATCGACTCTTCCGGGGGAGAGGTAATGAAACTTGAGTGCCCGTCGGGGGAGACGTATTCGGTGACTTTCTCCCAGCCGTTCGATTTCCAAAACGGTTTGATCTTCGACGATTCCGCGTCCGACCTTGCCGCAGGGGATAAACTTTATGTTTATTTGGCGTAGGCGGGGAGGGGACAGCAGAGCGCTTAGACTATTCTTCGGGCTTTTTTTGGCGCTTTTTCTCCTTCTCGGCGGGGCCCATGCGGACTTTCTCTACCCAGAAGGGTATGCTTTCGATCTTTCTCGCGGTCTGGTCTGGCCGAATCACGTTTTCACCGCCAAAAACTGGACCAACGCAACTTCTTTCGCCGACGACGCGGATTATAAGAGCTTGACCGACTGGCGCTTGCCCACACGAACCGAGTTGGGGTATTTGGAGTCATCCACACATACCCCCAAGATCCTGCCCGCTTTCGACTTGGGCCCAGTTAAAAACTGGTCCGTCTGGACCTCTGAGACTTTCACGGACTCCCACTACGTCGCGCCACTTTCTTCAAGGGCTTATTTATACTCATTTTTTGACAACTTGTCCTATTCCGACACCATAAACTCCCACCACGCTTTTTTGATTGTCTGCGATGTGGGAGCGTTCTTATTCGACTCTGACGACCTTTATTTAGTCGGTCACGGTAATCAAGTACTTATAGGGGAATAATCATGCAACACAAAAAGAAAATCTGGCTCTCGACCGCACTAGCCTCGCTCCTTTTTATATCCGTAGCTTTCGCGACCGACTTTTACAAATTCGGCTACACCGGCGCAGAAATGGAAACCCTTTTCGACCGCGTGACAACCGCCAGCGGCGAGACGGGAATTATTATCTGCGACGGCGCGGGAACGTTTTCGGGAATCACAACTTCTGCTGGATTAAGGGGCCAACTCAGCGATGAAACCGGAACTGGCGCAGCGGTGTTTGGAACGAGTCCTACCCTGGGAACACCTACTTTAACAAGTCCCGTTTTGGACGGTAATATAACCGGGACGGCGTTTTTAGACGAAGACGACATGAGTTCCGACTCGGCAACCTCGGTAGCCTCGCAACAGAGTATCAAAGCCCATATCGCCGACGGAAACATCACGATGACCAATAAGACTTTGACAAGTCCGGTCATAAACACAGGTGTCTCGGGTACGGCGATTCTTGATGAAGACGATATGGCTTCGGATTCTGACACGCAACTAGCCACCCAACAAAGCATTAAAGCCTATATCGATAGCAGTTCTGTAACGCCTAGTAACGTCGTCTCGTTTAGCAACAAGAGTTTTAGCCAAGCCGGCACGGTGACGATAACAGATACTGGAAGTTCTGCTGCTAGATATCCATTGCACATTGTAGCTAGCGCGCTGAACGATACTGGTTACCTGAATGTTAGATTCGGCAAAAATATTTCTACGGCGTACAATCACGGAAGAATTAGATATTATCACGTAACCGATGACAGTCAATCAAATGAAGTCAGGATTGGGGCATACGAGGGTAATGCCCTACGGCTAAATGGTTATGACAACGCTGCTTTCGGTGGAACTCCTGGTGGTAGTGGTAGTTATAAGCTTTCAGTCTATGGTACGGGTATATTTACTGATACCTTGTCGTTGAGCAAGGCCAGCGGGACGGGGCTGGCGGTAACGGCGGATATTGATTTTAATGCCATTGTCGGTGGAGCGACCAAGGCGGAGATCAACACTACCTGTGATGGGAATACAGCCACGGCGGCGGAGATAACGGCACGCTGCGACGGGGTGCCAAATTATTCCACCGACGACAATTCTGGTATAGTGACAGTCACATCCGGGGGTGTGCAGATAGCGACGTTGGATCTTGGCACGGTAACTTCAGGGGACGTGTTCCATGTAGAAGCCCAACTTTTCTACACAAAGGGCGGTACTGGCGGCACGGGCAACTACTACATTAATCAGGACAGCGGAACGGCGACAATCGCATTCCCCGCGTCGGCTATCGCAGACGGTCGTAATGATATTGCTAGCGCCGCGTACAACAGGCACTTTGGTGGGATGTGTTTTGTAACCGGTAGCGGGACATTGGTTATGCAATTGTATGGAACCTCCGGGGGCAGCGATTCGACTATCGCATCCGGCGCTGGAGACATAGCCGCAACCTTCATCAAAAAACAATAACCCGAAAAAGGAACCCCCTTTCAATGCCTCGTTTTCTCGAACAACACAAAACACGCCAACGCCTTGAAGTCACGCAACAGCGCCTTCAAGATCTCGCTTCGTGGATTTTTCTTGAAATCGAGGACTCTCAAGCTTCCTCCCAACCACTCCAATCCAACTGGCGGGAAGTGCTTAAATGCTACGAGGGTATCCCGAAAATGGAAGCCCGCGACGTGCCCATCGAAAACGCCCCGAACATCCGGGTAACCGTTGGTGCCATCGCCGCCGATACCATTTACGCCCAAGCCGTCGATCTCATTTTCGGCACCACCCCGCTTGTCACGGCCCGGCCTAAACCCAATTTCGCCGACGACCAGCGCACCATCGACGCCGCAAAAGCTGCACAGCGCTTCACAAACCACCTGGCCTCCGCTGAAGATGTCAACTGCCGCAACGCCACCGAAGATACGGTCCTGGATAACGTCCAACTCGGGACGGGGTTATTCTACGTCCCTTGGGTAGAGCGCACCAAAAAAACCAAAACCGCCAAGGTTCTATCAAGCGGTCCCAGAATAAAATCAGTCGCTCCGGAGGATATCGTCGTTCCCGGCGGAACCCAACAAACCATCGACGAGATGCCGCTTTTTGGGATCACCTTTTATCCCACCCAACAAGAACTTGCCGATCTAGCCCGGGTCAACAAATGGGATCTTACACATTTTGCGCCCGTTGCCACGACGGGATGGGTTCGCTCCCGAAGAGAGATGCTCGCCCGCCATACCCAAGGCGTCCAGCGCAAGGGCCAGATTTACGATATCTATTTCCTATTCTGCTATTTCGACATCGACAACGACGGCTACGACGAAGACCTATTCGTCGTCTACAATCACACCGGCCGAGCGATAGGTTATTACAATTTCAACTCAATGGATCGCCGGCCGGCCGTTAAAATGGTCTACCAGCGCCGCGCCCACATGTTTCACGGAATGGGGGTGCTCGAAATGATGCAACCTTTCGAGGACAAGCTCACCGACGTGCACAACTATTCCACCCTTAACATCCTCCTGGCCAACTCCCGTGTTTGGGCCGGCGATGGCTCAGTCCCGGAGGATTTGCGTATTTGGCCAGGGCGTGTGATCACTGGTCTTGCCGACAAAGATTCCCTCCAATCCATGGCAATGGCCGACGTGTACAACTCTATCTGGCAAGACCAGCTCATGACAATGCAACTAGCCAACCAGCGCGTCGGGATCAACGAAGCTGTTTCACCTACTCAAATCCCCGGCCGAACCCCTGGCATGACGACAATGAGCCTTCTTCAACAAGTCAACCGCCGGTTTACCCCCGCTTTCGATTCCATGCGATCCGCGATTGCCGGAGCGCTTATTCAATGTCTCTACCGTTACCAGGAACAGCTCCTAGCCGGAAACCAAAACGCCGCCAAAGGGATTTTCGAAGTTCTTGGCTACCAAGATGGCGGGCTTTTGATCGATCTCCTCCGGCAACCTTCTTTCGATGAACAAGTCGATCTTGAACTCACTGCCGCTTCGGCTTCCACCAACCGTGAAGCGGATCGGCAGAATGCAATAATCCTAACTAACTTACTTGCTCAATATTACCAACGCACTCTCGAACTCATCTCAATCTCGGCCAACCCCCAAACCCCCCCAGAGGTTCGAGAAGTCGCAACCAAAATCGCCCGGGCCGCTGGTGAGATTATCGACCGAACAATCCGCACCTTCGACCAGGTCCGCGATCCTGCGACCTTTGTAATCGAAGTAGACCGCGAAATGACCCGTCTCGAATCAACAGCCGGCTCCCCCCAGATGGCTTTAATGCAACTATTCCAGGCCCTTGCCGGTAGCCAACCCCAAGGAGGTCCGGCTCAACCCTCTCAGGCGGCCCTCCCCGAAAGGACGATGGTATAAAATATGCGCCCTTGGATTCAGCACCTTTTTAGTTCAACCGCTGCCTACGCCGACTTTCTTTCCTACATGACCGAGATAGACAACGAGCTGACCAAACTCATCCAAAACGAACTCACCGGAAACACCAAAAGCGGCGTACCCAACCCGGACCTGGCGACAAAATACGCCTTTGAGCTTGAAATCTACCGAAAAATATTTGATAAATTTAAAAGGGAGACCAAAGAGCATCTTGCTCAGGTTTCTCACGATGCTAAAATAAAAGGAGCTTAACCATGCCAGAACCCGCCATCGATCCAGAAACCGGAAAACCGATCGAGCCCACCCCGCAACAAACGACCGTAACAATCGAAGAATTGACCGACTTAAAAGCCAAGGCCGCTAAGCTGGATGTTTTTGAAAAACTCGGCCCGAATTTGGGCGACCGCCAAACCCCTCAAGCCCCTGCCGCCCCGGCCGGCCCGACCCTGTCCGATCAAGTCAAAGACATCGACACCCAAGTCTCAGCCCTAGACGCTAAAATCGACGAAGCCGTCTCGGAACAAAAACCGGTTTCGAAACTTATGCGCCAACGCGACGAACTCAACGCCAAGCGCATCCGACTTCAGATCCAACACGAGGACATCAACCCGCGCTTATCAGCCGGGATGCAAACCTTGAATGATCTTACCTCCGAAATCGTCAAAGGCCAGATGCCTTATATCGATATCGTCCGCGATGACTACGAAGCCAACTTAAACAGCATCCCGGCTGATAGCCGCGCTTCGCTACAGGCCCGTCAAATGGCTTATCAAATGGCTATCGGGAAGAACATGTCAAAGGTCCTCGAAGCCGAAAAAGAAAAGATCCTGCGCGAAGCCGCCCCGACTCAAACCACCCCGGCTACTCCAACCGGTCGCGGCAAGGACTCCAAAGGAAATCAAATCCCCGAGCCGAAGGAACTCTTAGGCGAGGGTGCGATCATGGCTTTAAAGGAAAAAGGCCAATCCGTTGATGACTATTACAAAGATATGGGCTACGACAGTTACGCGGATTGGTACGAAAAAACAGGGCGAGACTATTTCGGCTCACCCGAACCAGAATAGGAGCATTTTATGGCAGACCAGATTTTCACCCAAGAAGAGTTGGACGCCGCTGTTCGTTCAGGCGAGGTCCAACCGAACCTTCCCCCTCCGGGAGCTGCGCGTCGAGAAGTTCTCGCCCAACGCAAGGACGCCCTTGAACAAGCCGCCGAGGAACGTTTCGCCGAGGTTGGCGCAATCCCTAGAGAGGCCTTCAAGGAAGACCGCGATATCCAACGAGATATCCGCAAGAGTTTCATGGACTTAGACCTCCAACCGCCGGGGGTGTACAAGCTCAAGTGGGTAAACTTTCGTTCCCAGGAAGGCTATCACGTGTGGGAAGCGAAAGCCGAAGGCTGGAAGGTGGTAACCCCGGCTATGGTCGGCGATTGCGACCAGGATTTACTCAAAGAAGACAATACCTTTCGGGTGGGAGACACCATTGCGATGTGCATCCGGCTGGACCATTTCATCCGCCTCGAAAAGGAACGAGAAGACCGTCGCTTGCGCGCCCAATTCGGGTACGAAACCGAGATCGTTGAGCTGGCCGATGAGCACCCCGACGCTTTCAAGGTCCACACGGAAGAAAACGGCGATCCGAGAGTTTTTGATCGCATCAGAAAACAAGCCGCCCGCAAATCCGCGTTGCGCACCATCGGGAATCGTATGAAAAAAGGTACCATCCCGGGTGTGCCGATCAGATAAGGAGATTTTTATTAATGTGGCGTAAACTTCATTTCCAAGACGACCGTTTAGAAAGGGGGGTTTCAAACGCCCTTGCCGCCAGAGTTGTCAAAGTCCATAAAGACACCGGAATGATCGTTCCCCGGGATCTTAGTTTATCCTATGATAGCAACTGGATCTTTTTTGGCTCCTCCACGCTTTGCCGCGATTGTTTCCTTTGGCATCAAATCATGTTCACATTTTTCGACAACTTCGTTCCTGAATTCTGCCGGCTTAGATGTTATAAAGTTGTCGTTAAGGTACGTGACTTTTCCGAAGCCTTTCAATTTTACACCCTCATGAACGCCAGCCCTTGTATCAAGGCGGAAATTTCCCCTCTTTGCGGGAAGGTTGGAATCGATGAACGTTTCTACTCTTCCGGCCATTTCAACGGCTTTATCTATGCCGACGGACTCGAAGACGCCTTGATGAAATATCGCATCACCCGCGAGCTCGTCGACGACCACCTTTCCCCGGATATCCCCGTCATTATCAAACGCACCTGCACCGAATTCGAACGCAAGCACGGCGCAACCGACCAACCTTTTTGGCAATTCATGCCCAAAGAAGATCTTGACTTTCAACGTCGATTAGAGGATATTTTTATTGAGCGGCGTTCGTACACGACTCAGCCGGACTGGCTCAAGAACAAGGTGATCTCAAAAATGATCAAATGGGCCAACACAGTCGGAGACAGAACTTGGATAGAGTTTGTAGGAAAGGACAATCTTACAATGCAAGCCGTAACGTATCACCATCTTGCTGTGAAAGGAGACTCTGAAAATGACACAAGCTAAAATTAGAATCATGCCTGGGCGACGTGCCGGACTTGCAAGCTATCCGGCTTACACCGGTCCTCAAGCATCGGCAGCAACTTTTAAACAAGGCGCCCCGGTCAAACTTTCCTCTGGCAATCTAGCCGCTGTATCCGGGACAGCCTCCGAGGGAACTTCAAGCGGTTTGACCATTGTCGCAACCGCCAGTGTAGCAAACCTTATCGGAATCGCCGACGGACTCGCCGTAGCTTCCAAAACCTCCGACATCGTCGTAACCCGCATCACAGAGGGCCAGGGGTTTATCGGAAACTTGATCCATGGGGCTTCTGCTGCATTGGCTGTGGCTTCCAAACGTGGATCGACCGTCTACTTGGCTAAAGTAACCGGCGAAACCAACTGGGGGTTTGCCGTGGATGCCGCATCAACTTTTACCGGCAGCGGAGCTTCCGTTGCACACGGTAAGATCATCGATTTCATCGATCCAGCCTCGACTGCCAACGGACGAGTCTTGGTCGAATTCACCAAAGGTGGAGGACTTTTTGTCTAGTCTCGATCTCAATTTGTAACTTCTTAAAGAAAGGAACCGACTCATGGCAACTAGAGCTTCAATTGCAGCCCTCCTCGCTCCGGATCTGCGCAAGGTATATCTTGAGGTCGGCAAAGACCGTCCGCCCGAGTATCCTCTTGTTTTGAATGTGAGCGACATGCCGTACAACCCCGTTACGGATCAACAGGTCTCAGGACTTGGCACCATGCCGGGTAAACCTGAGCGAACATCGTTCAACCTCGACGACATCATTATGGGAGGGCAGAAAGATTATTCTGCTAACCCCTACGGTCTGGCCGTCGAAATTTCCTGGGAAGCCTGGCGTGATGAGCTTTACGGAATCCTGCAAGAAATGGTCCGCTGCCTTGCCCGCGCCGGGCGCAACCGCGAAGAAACCGCCGCTTGGAGTGTTTTTAACAACGCTTTCAGTTCCTCTTACACCGGCTTTACCTCTTCTGAGGAGCTATGCACAACCACTCACACCGGTCTAGACGGAGCCTCTAGGGCCAACCGTCCCTCCCCGGATATTGGGTTTTCCATCACCTATATCCAAAACGCAATCACCCGGTTTGCCTCGATGACCGATGAGCGCGGACTCCCGCGTTTGATGGCTCCTACAACTCACATCATTGGCTCGACGAACTTGTTTGCCGCCCGTGAGGTATACGGTTCTGCCGGTAAGCCCTACACCACGGACAACGAGATCAACGCCATCATCGAAGAGGATTTGTCTTATATGGTTTGCCATTACCTGACGACCTCGACTTACCATTTCTTGGTCGCCTCCAAAGGTATCCATGACTTGCACTTCATGTGGCGCGATCATCCGATCTTCGATGTTTTCGACGACCCCTACACCAAAGACGCCATTGCCACCGCTTACCAGCGCCACACAAACGGTGAATTCGGCTCTTGGCGGGGTGTTGACGGATCGACGGGTTAAAAACCCCGGTCGAAAGCTTAGAACAACCAAAATATTAACCGAACCGCATAGGAGGGTTAAATTATGTCTTCAAGATTACGCGAAATCGCCTCTTCCGCGTTGGGCTTTCACATGCCTTTCGCGGATGTTCACATTTGTGCCGACGCCGATGGTGGAGCCCCTTACCAGTATTGGGAGCAATGGTCCCATGGAAATCAAAACCACTTCCACACGGACATCGAGACCGCCTTGGCGCTTATGACGACGGGCCGCAACGACTGTCTACTCCTAACCCCTGACTCCCACACCCAAGGCGACGGGATCGACTGGTCCGGGAATATGTGCCATTTTATCGGCATGTTCCCACCGGCTTTCCGCTATCAGCGCTCCCGGATAGGCCACAACGCCAACTTCGCAACTTTGCTGGACGTTTCCGGTTATGGGAACTTGCTGGCCAATCTCCACTTGATGTACGGTCGGGGCAACGCCACCAACCTCAACGCCTTGACAATCAGCGGCGAGGGCAACACTTTGATCAATTGCAACGTTGCTTGCTACAACGCAACCGAGCTGGATACCTCCGGGTTTGACTTGGTGCGCATCAACGCGGGTGAGGGTTACATCAAAGATTGCAACTTCGGGGCGGACTCAGTTGCTACCGGAGCCACGGACTTGCTTCGAATTTACGGCCCCTCTGATCGATCCTGCCGGTTCGTCTTCGAGAATTGCACCTTCCTGATGAACGCTGATGCGGGCGCAGACGCCAACTTTATCGAATTCGTCGCCGGTGCTGGTGAGGGAATCGTGCAATTTTTAAACTGCCGCTTCCTCAACACCGGGACATCATTAACCTACGCCATCGACGGCACGGGCCTTGGCAATCAGATGGTCTTTTTTGACAGCCGATGCACCTTTGTTGGAGTAACGGACATTGTCGCAGCCGCCTACGAAAACTACGTTTGGTTCGGTGGAATCAATGTTCCCGTCGGGCAATCCGCCAGCGGAGACCTTGTCGCCCTTTTCAACGGCTTGGCTTGCCACCCTGACGCAGCTTAAGGAGGAATTATGGATTACGCTGAAATGCCGACAAGAGCCCTAGCCGCGATGGTTCTCAACGGTCGAAAACAACTCGATGAGCTTCCGGTTAGAATGCGGGCACCTGTGTTCAACATGGTCAAAACCCTAAAACAGGAACGCACCGAACGCGAACGCGTCGCCAAAGCCAAGACCTCCAAAAAGGGAAAGAAAAAGGGAAAGAAGAATGCCGGCAAAAAGTAAATCCCAGCAAAAAGTATTTGGCATGGCCCTGGCGGCTAAACGCGGTGATGTTCCGGTCGAATCCCTGCGCGGCGCCGCTAAGCACCTTTACAAAACCATGACCGAAGCGCAGCTTGCCGAGTATGCCCAGACAGAGCGTGCTCGGCTCCCCCGTAAAGTGGGGGGCGCTCCCAAGCGAAAACGCAACGTGAGGAGTTACTAGAATGTCTCCAAGCCTGCCTACTAGAAAAATGTCCGCCGAAGAAAAACGCTGGCGGGCTGAAGAAGACGCCCGCACTCTCGCAGAAGCCGAGGTAATTAAAAAGGACTCCGCTCGACTCAAGGCTGCTCAACAAGCGGCCGCAAAGATGGCAAAAGAGGCAGCAGATCGAGCAGCGGGAATGAGCAAAATCGCTTCAAAAAAGGGAGCTTTTAGACCTACTCGCAACTACAGGAGATAACCTTCCTTGGCAACTGTTGAAGAAATTGTCCGCGACATTGAATCGTTCGCCCCGGCAAACATCTCCGGGCTGGCGATTGCGCGTTGGCTCGATAACCGTTACAAGGAAATGGTTAGCAAGATCCGATACAGGCACTTGCGCAAGGTCGGCGAGGTCACCATCCCAGGCGTGTTCGAAACCGGCTCCGTGACGGCCACCCGGGGCTCTACCGCCGTTTCGGGCTCTTCCACTCAATTCGAAACCGATATGGGCTCGGGTGATCAGGAACACTATTACATCTCCGCCGTTACAGCCTGGTATCAAATCGCGTCAGTCACGGACGAATCAAACCTCGTGCTCAACGCGGCCTTTGCCGAAGACAGCGTTTCAAGCACTTCTTACACAATCGTTAAACGCACCCACGCACTCAACTCCTCCGCTCGATGGCTCGGAACCTTTGTTATGCCCCGACTGCGCCGAGAACTCAACCTCATCGGCCATCAAGAGCTTAACATTTCGGCGCCGGGACGGCCGGTCGCCGGGCGTTATCCTGAAAGCGTCGCCCAGGTAGGCGTGGACTCGAACGGCTATATCAAAGTTGAAATTTACCCTCCCCCGAAATATAGCGAATTAATCAGCTACGTTTATTGGGATCTTCCTTCGCAGCTCACAATGAATTCTACAATCCCGCAGGTTATCGATAATTATGTGCTCAAAGAAGGCACTTTGGTTGACGTCTACCGAGCATCCAAAATAGCCCAAATCAACCTTGGCAACGTCGAAGCCGCCGCAGTGTACGCCAACGAGGAAGCCAAACAGCGCACCATCTGGAACAGGTCAATCAAAGACGCTCAGCGCACCCAACAGGGCTCCGAGGATTTGAACTTCGTCATCGAGGGTTTTGGAGGCCAGCGCCCCTCCAGCGAGATTCGCACAGCGCGGGAACATGTTTTATCCAGATGGAGCCATTAAATGTCCCGCAACGTCGGACCAACCGTAGACACCCTATTGGCCCGTGTCCGCCAATCGGGCTCAATTGCCGTTGACGAAGATTACGCAACTCAGATTCTCACAATTTGCCAGCAGATCATCAATATTTATTTAAAACGCGTCGTTACATCGACAACTCTTACCACTTTAGCCGAAAAACTCGTCTATTCCATCCCGTCGGATCTTACAACCGCTGTGGATGTCACCGACGTGACCGAATCGAGCCGCAGTCTTAGACATTGCCCAGCTTTGAAAGATTTCGCCGCCTACGAGCTAAACTGGTTCCGCAACATCACGGCAACCCGTTTCGAGGCTTGGTGTCAAGTAAGCCGGGATCTTCTCATCATATACCCCGGCAAAGCCGCCAATTCCTCGGTCGTTGTCGAGCACGTAAAAGCGACCACCATTTACACCGATTACTCCGCTGCCTACAACACAGCCCTTGAATTGCCCGATGAGGAAATTGACTATGTCCTGCGCCTGGCCGAAGCTGTTTTGCTTTTACGTGCTCGTAATCAAACCTTAACGAAAGCCCGGCTGAACGATCTGGCCACCGCTTTGGGGATAAAAAGTGTCTCTAAGTAAAGCAAATATTCTCACACTAGCCTCCGGTTTGGCGCTCGACCTCGAAACCGACGCCACGCTTTCGACATTCTTTGACGATGTCGTCGAACAACTCTCCCTTATCGATAATCCCCCTTTCACGGATGAGGCCTTAGTCGAACTCACCTCCGGTACAGCGACTTACGACTTCGAATCCACGATGTTGAAATTAATCTTTGCCATAATGGAAGATTCCCCCCTATCGATGACGCACGAAGAGGGCCTTGAAGCCTACTCGAAAACCTGGCGCAGCGATACAGGGACTCCTTTTGCGGTTACTCAGGATTGGTTATCGCGTCAATACACCCTCTACCCGAATCCAAATTTTAACTCAACCCCCCTTGCCGGAGGCGCAACGGAACCTCTCGGGGAGGATTACCCGGATGATAACCTCTGGATCGTATTCGCCGAGGATCGTTCAACAAGCATCCAGGATTATTACGGCCTAGTCATCGCGTTGCTCGCGCTGGCCAGAGAGTTTTCGCAATCTTCAGATCATATCGACTTGGAACTAGCCGCCTCGGCAAACCAACTCGGAAGCTTTATCATGCTTTTATTGGGCCATTAAAAATGCCAAAAGAAATTCAACAAATCCAACCGATCAAGGACGTCTCGGTTGAATCGCTCAACCGCCTGGTCGAAGAGCTCAACATGCGCCTTTTTGCGATTTCCCAGACGCTAAACAATCTATCCATCCCCCAGAGTGGAATAGATTCAGGTTCGGCGCTTTCCGATGTCATTTCAGCCTTAACCTCTGCTGGAATTGTCGAGGAGTAAGCCCATGGCGCTTTTTCGTATAACTAAACTTGCTTCGGGGGGGCTGTACCTATCCGGGCCAGACGACCAACTCCCGGAAGGTTTTATGCGCCGGTATCGGGGGGTGTCGCCCCTAGCCCAAAACTCCGCCATCTCTAGGGATGGAAGTGATTTGCTTTATTCGTTAAACGCTCACTCCCTCGTCTACTTCGCCTCCAATTGGCACTCGGGGGTTTCAACATCCTTTTATCGAGCCGCCGTTGCGATCAGGACTGGGCTATCTGGAGATAGACTATCCTTTGCCACCATGGCCCCTGTTGCAGGATTGCCGGATTATTTATTTGTCGCCGGCGGCGGAGAGCTGTTTAAGGTTGATTCCGATGGGAATGACACTAATTGGGGAATCTCACCTCCAGAAGCCTCCCCAACTTTAGCCGACGGCGGCGCCGGCGGGAACCTCGACGATGGCGCGGTCTACGGTTACGCTGTAACTTTTCTAAATTCCGGCACAGGCCACCGAAGCAACGCAAATAGTGTCGGGGATCTTGAAATAACCGCAGATTTCAAAGTCCTTCTTCATTTCGACGGTGCCGACGGTTCAACGACAATCGAAGATACCATTTCAGGAGGACCGGCGTTTACCGCCAATGGGGATGCCCAGTTGGCTGATTATAAGAAGGTCTTTGGCGCAACTTCATGTGCTTTCGGCCGAGTCTCTCCTGGAACCGGGTACCTTAATGCCTCGGATGATCCAGATTTTTATTTATCGGGAGACTTTACTATTTCATTGTTCATTCGACGCTACGCCGTTGGGGTAAACCAAGGATGGTTTCAACAACGTGATGACGATGACAACATTGTTCTGTGCCGCACGACCTATTCTAGCGGTAATTATACCCATCAACTCCTAGTCCGATCTGGGGCGGCGGAGATAGTTAACTTGTCCTACACTAGCACCGGTTTCCCAAACTTAGGATCAGATTACGACTATTTCGCCCTTTTAACGATCACCCGAGACGGTAACGATTGGTATCTTTTTTACAACGGGGTCGAGGTCGATTCGGCTACCAACGCTAATGCCTATCCCAACTTGACTGGCGACTTCGAAATCGGTCGGGTCAATTATGGCGGCGCGACCACTTACGCTTCAGGATTTGTTGATGAATTTTGCATCGTCAACGGAACAGCTTTGTGGAATACGGGCTTTACTCCCCCGGATGCTCCTTTTGGCTCCACTGTTATAGATCTAGCCGGCGGCTCAACTTCCGTGGATTTAACCAACATCCCCCAGTCAAGCGACTCCCAAGTTGATACAATCGAACTTTGGCGCACTGTTGGAGATGGCACGGTTTATTTCAAACTCGTCAATCTCGCGCATGGGACGACTACTTATACTGACGATATCGCCGACGACGACTTACTCTCCATCGAACTCCCAACTGACAACATCAAACCCTACCCCTGGTTCGACGATTGCTACGGTCCCTGGAATGGGTCAATGTTCTGGATCACGCGCTCCGAAGAAGGCGAACGGGGAAGAGTCTACTATTCCGCCATCGGCCGCGCCGAAGCGATGCAGGGGTTTATCGAAGTCACTTCAGACGACGACGGTCTCCAACGCATCATAAGCTACGCCGGGCAACTTTTCGTCCT